AATGGGACGTCCTCTCAAAATTCAAAAATATTCTACAAATTCAGGCACAGGATCTCCTGGTGCAGCAGTTGGCATTGACATTGGCTTTCCTAATTTTGGATCGCTCACAGACCCAGTTTACAATACCAATCCTGAAACTCTAAGTGCCAATGATTATCTTGGCGTTGTGGGTGGTCTACGTACCACAGCAACTTCGGCTACCAATCCTGTGATCAAGTGCATTGTCAACATCACCAACAGCTATACCGGACAAGATGACGGCGTAATCTTGCGTCAAAAAGGTTCACACAAGTTTTTGGTTGCCACCAACACAGCTATTGATCCTGCAAACGCAGTGGTAGGTGTAAGTGTGCGTATTGCCAGCCTAGGCGACACAAGCTGGACCGCCATGGGTGCACCCGTGGGTGCAGCAGTGGGCACAATCTTCCAGGTCACAGCAGCCGCAGGTGCAGGCACCACGGGTACTTGCCAAGAAGTAGGTGTGTGTGTTCTAGACAACGATGCTACTCCTGCCGCTGGATACATGGCAATTGGTTTTTCAGTTGGTGATAGTTCAATAACTTACATCAGCAAGTTGACCAACAAGTGGTTGTTGGATTGGACCGGTGGTAATGACTACACCTACAGCAGCATTACTGGCGACACTCGATATGTCACAAACTTCTTCACTGATGAAGGCACTGTGATCAAGTCAGGTACCGCTGGAACCACAGTGATTCCTGGACAGCTGGAAAAGTGGACTAGCTAATTTTTGAATCAACCTGGATCCTCCCAGAGCTACATACTGGGAGGATTTTTTATGACCACAGCATTTGCATTGGCCAATGGGGTGAGTAGGCAAGGGCTTGATCTACCCTGGCTGCATCATTATGGCCCTATCTATGGGTGTAATGCCCTGTACAAGGATTTTGAACCTGATGTTCTAGTGGCCACGGATGCCCCGATCAGCGGACGCATACAGGATTCAGGCTACAGTCAGCGCAGAATATTTTATACCCGCAGATGTCTGCCCAATTCTGGAGCTAGACAGATACCAAAGAAATACTATGGCAATAGTTCTGGCCCTGTGGCTGCTGCTTTGGCAGCAATTGATGGGCACAGTCATGTGTACTTACTGGGCTATGATCTAGGGCCCGGTGCAGATGGCAAGTTTAACAATGTGTATGCAGGCACTGAATTCTACAAAGCACAAGGCACTCCGCCCACGTTCACAGGCAACTGGATCAAGCAAATTGGCACTGTGATACAGGATTTCCCGCAGGTACGCTGGACTCGGGTGTGTGGAGCAACTACCATGCGTCATCAAGAATTGGACAAACTTGGCAATCTTGAACACCTGGACATCACGCTGTTTCTGGCACGTATAAATAAGCAAAAGGAAGCCTAGATGTCAACTTATAAACGTGTCAGCGGTGACTACAACTTTGTCTCTATCAATCCCACAGACAATGTGAGTTTCACAACCAATCAAGTCACCGTTTCCGGCAACATTTCATCCACTAAAAATCTTGCTATTGGCAACGTTGTAGCAACAGGCAACATCAGCACCGCAAATCTCACAGCCACTGGTACAGTATCGTTCCCTACTGCTAACATTTCTGCTAATAATATCACCAGTAACAACATCACTTCAGTGGGTAATTTTGTTACCACTGGTGTGTTTATTGGTGACGGGTCAGGTCTAACCAACATTCCCGCGGGCGCAAACGCAGTGGGCAACAGAATTCAGTTTGGTCTTAGCAGAGTTGACATACAGAACGTCAGTGGTAACATTAACGTAAATGTAGGTGGTACCAGCAATGTGTTGTTGTTTACCACAGAAGGCGCCACACTGCCAGGCAACATTGTCACTGGTAATATTCTCACTGATGGTTACTTCTTTGCAAATGGATCGCCATTTGTCAGCGGCGGCACAGTGACCTGGGATGCTCAAACCACACCACCTCCTAGTCCCACAGCAGGTGATTTTTGGTTTAATACAACCAATGGTATTCTATATCAATATGTAAACGACGGCGACAGTGATCAATGGGTTGACATGAGTGGAGTGAGTACTCCACCAGCTTCGGCCAGCACCATAGCCAACACAGTGGTACAGCGTGATACCAATGGATCATTCACAGCCAATGCAGTGGCAACCACAACTGTGAGTGCCACTGGCAACATTTCAGCAACTTACTTCTTGGGCAATGGTAGTTTGCTCACAGGCATATCAACCGCTCCATCTGCAATTACCAATGGTACCAGCGCGGTGAATATACCCAGTATCAATGGTGTAACCTTTGCCAATGTAGCAGGCACCAATGTAGCACAGTTTGACAGTGCTGGTCTTAGAGTGGGTAACATCACCAATCTTGGTGCCAACAGCACAGGCAACATTGGCAATGCTTCCAATTACTTCAACAGAATTTTTGCAACTTCAACTTCAGCACTCTATGCTGACCTTGCAGAAAACTACACGGCAGATGCTCATTATGAAGCAGGAACTGTTGTGAGCTTTGGCGGTGAGGAAGAAATTACCGTAAGTCAGATTACTCATGACACCGCAGTGGCTGGAGTAGTAAGTGCCAATCCCAGTTATCTTATGAATTCCGGCGTTGATGGAACACCTGTGGCATTGACAGGCAAAGTGCGCTGCCAAGTTCGTGGGCCAGTGGACAAAGGTTCCGTATTGGTATCCAGTGAAATCCCAGGTGTAGCTGAAAAATTAAACCACAGTTTGTTCCGTCCAGGCTGCGTGATTGGAAAAAGTTTGATGCAAATTAAAGACAGTTCAATACAAATGATTGACATCGTGGTAGGGAGGTTCTAATGGCATTTTTTCCAACCAGCCCGGTAAATGGTCAACAGGCCAATGTTGGCAACATCACATATCAATGGAGTAATGCCACTAGTTCCTGGAACAGAGTAGGAACCACAGTAACTCAGTTGGTTGATGGTATTACCGTGAACATCACTGGCAATATCAATGCCACTGGCACTGGACAACAGACTTTCGCTGGACGCATAAGTTCTGGTGGTAATATCACTGCGTCAGGCAATATTCAAGGCTCGCACCTAACTATCAATCAAACCATATCCGCAGGGGCCAACATCACAACCAATGGCGGCATAATTGCTCTGGGCGCAACTTCCAATGTGGTAGGATTAAATGCCACCACAGTGGATGCCACATCACAAATCGCAGTAGGAGCAGCCACACTCACACCCACACAGCTTAGTGTTGGCAATGTATCAGCTTCAAACGCAGTGGTCACGCCCTATGTATCAACCACAACTTTGTTGGCGTCAAATGCTTCACTAACCACGGCCACGGTAACAGGAAATGTTAATGCTGGTAATGTTGTAGGTGGAAATATCTTTGGCACTGGTGGCAACATCACAGGCAATATCACGCTGGGCAATGTCACTGCCACAGGCAACATTGATGCCACTGGCAACATCAGCGGTACTTTTATACTAGGAAATGGTTATTTTCTAACTGGTGTGCAAACTGGCGGTGGAGGTGGAGGCACAGGATCACGTGCAAACATTTCTACTACCATTGGTCCTATATCAAATGCAGTGAGTGTGAATGCAGATCTTTCTGGCTACAAAGGCTATGCATTATACAAAGTCACAACTTCAGCAGCAAGTTGGGTACGAGTGTATACCAGCGGTACAGCCAGAACCAATGATTCTACTAGAACCATAGATGTTGATCCCCAACCCGGTGCAGGTGTGATAGCTGAAATTATTAGCTCAGGTGCAAACATAGTTACTGTGAGCCCAGGTGCAGTTGGTTTTAACGATGACAATCCGGTTTTCAACTCGGTGCCAATCACAATTACTAATCTTAGCGGTTCTCCTGCTACTATCACAGTAACTCTAACCATGCTGCCTTTGGAGTCGTAATGATAATTGATGGTATCAATGATCCTGAAGAAATTAGACGAATTCTAGGCGACAATCCGCATCCACAAGCATTGGCTGAATTCACGCAACAGCATTTTGGCACCTTAGGGCCGTTGACTGTTGATCTTGGGCAAGAGTATCCTTACACCGTTACCCTGCATCAGGGCGTGAATCAAGAAAATTTTTACGACGAAATGGAAAGCACAGGTAGTAGAGGATATGTGCCTGAGCGAGTGGTTGAATGTTCACAGCGCATGCCTTTGTGTCGTAGCACTGAGTATCTTTTAACACCTGAAGAAGCAGCAGGCATTGAACTTGATCCTAGAGTCATGGCTGTGGAAATTGACCCTCAACACCATGGTATCCAGGCTCGTCCTCTTGTGAGTCAGTACAGTCGAGGCTGGGACAAAACTGGTAACCTAGATCCAATATTTAAAAATTGGGGTTTGTTCCGCATGTGGTTTGGTAGGCAGATACCTACTTGGGGTAGTGGCGGTGGCGAAACCCCAACTCAAGCTGGTACTATCACACTTACGAGCACAGGCAAAAACGTTGATTGTGTGGTATTTGATGGCAATATTGACCCTAGTCATCCAGAGTACCAAAGAAATGCAGACGGTTCAGGCGGTACTCGAGTCAATCAATTCAACTGGTGGAGTCTTAATCCTCAGGTCACAGGTCAAGCAGCAGGCACTTACAACTATACCGCAGGTGTTGCTGGCAACAATGGGCATGGATTCCATGTAGCTGGAATCATGGCAGGCAACACTCAAGGCTGGGCACGTGATTCTACAATCTATAACATTTCGCCCTATGGTGAGCAGACCAACGGAACATCTACACCAAATCTTACACAGTTGGTAAACTATATTAGGTACTGGCATAACAATGTAAAAACGGTGAATCCAGAAACCGGCGTCAAGAATCCCACTGTGGTTAACATGAGTTTTGGTTTCTTTGGCAATCAATTCGCTAGAGCAAACGGCGGTCGAGTCAACGTAAACCAACTATTTTACCGGGGCGTCACTCAAAACTATCCAGCAACAGCTCCTCCAGGACAGTCTAGCCTTCAAGTAGCTTATAATGGCAATTGGACTCCTCAACAATGGTATAATGCAGGTGTGCAGCTTTATGATGGGTACATCAATGCCTATGGAGTGATTTTGTATTTCTGGACAGGTCAAGACACTGCTGCTCAACAGGCTATCCTTGATGGTATAAATGAAGGTATTATTTGGTGTGCAGCCGCGGGCAATCAGTACAACGAAGCTGGATTCTTTAGTGATCATCCTAACTATAACAACTACGTCAACCAAGCCTATGCGCAGATTGGCCCTACAGTGTTATATAGACAAAGTTTTCACAACAGACTGCCAGCGCCTGCGGCAGCTGAGTCAGGACGAGGAACCGCAAATTTTAAAACTATCTGTGTGGTAGGTAACATCAGCACACTTGCTAATCAGTCATTGAGTTATACCAGCTCAGCAGGCAATAAAGTCACCGCCTGGGCACCTGGTGAAAATATCATGAGCGCATACAATGCCGCAGGTATAGCGGATCCAAGAAATGCGGCCTA